CAAAGATATAATGCTGAACAACTGGAACCTGAATATCTGCGATACGAAATCTATTGGCTTCTGGCTTATCTAAGTAAACGTATTCTACCAAGAGGTAGGCATCTTGCATAGAATACTGGGTAGGCATAGATATAGTAGATTTCTTAACCTTCTGCCCTGGAGCCCTGAGGGGTTCTAAACCAGGAACTACAGATCCATTTGGGTCTGCGTTATAGAATGAAGATCCTACCATAGGCCATAAGGATCCAGCCTGTGTATTCGTCTGAACTACATTTCCATTGCCATCAACGGTTCTAGACTGCGTATAGAAAAGTCCATTAATTGTATTAAAGTCTAGTGTAATGCGTGCCTCGTCTATATTGAGTGCGTCTATGGGCAAAAAACATCCTGGGTCTCCTCTTGAAAACCAAAAGGGAAGATTTACAACAACCTGCTCGGAAGTGCTTGTCGTGCCAAACGATGTATCTGTAAAGCCGTTATCCTTTCTTAAGAGTTGTCTACTTGTTTCTACTGTCTTTTCTAGAGGCGTCTGAAATTCGTCTATGACTTCCATGAGACGACCAGGGATTGTGTCTGATAAAACGCCTCCAAGATGTAATTGAACTTCATTGACTAAGTTATGCCCAAGAGAATTCGTCCATCCAAAATGAGGGCCAACAAATCCAGGTTGCGCCTGAGCTAAGAGTTGTGGTGTATGAATATCTGGCATCTGAACTACCAAAAAAACTCTAGATATTAGTTCACCTTGAACAGGCAAACGTGCTATAGCAATCTTTCCAAAGTCTGGTTTAGTATCGAAATCTATTCTAGCCCAGTTAGTTCCATAACGTCCTGCCTTAACAAAAACACTGAGCAAGGATCCAATGCTTGGTTGTCCCTTTGGAGGCTGTAGACGTTCGTCTTGCATTCCTGTTGAAACTATCTTGAGTAGACTGGCTACCATCTATTCCTCTTTTGTCATTTTGTTTATATGATATTTGCCGTGCTGTTTGCACAGATGTTCAGAGGTTGCATCTTTTATTATAGCAGCGCGTGCACAACTCTTACCCTCCTGTGTTGTAGCTATACAGATATAAGCCATGCTTTGACCTCTGCGAACCTTATTCTTCATCCATGCCTCTGAACTCTGGTCAAAGAACTCTTTAGTAAATTCCTCGATACCTGGCATTTTGCTATTGTCTATGTGTATTCATGTATCAATTTTATTCATATAGGTAGGGCTTAAAATTGATGTATAAGCCAATTATATAGAGTGTACAAAGATGTCTAAAGCTAAGAAGGAAAAAGGGCAGTTCTATACCGTAAACAGTTCGTATATTCTTGAGGGCCTTCCTATGCCACCCAGTAGTGCTCGATGTGTTATGGAACCCTTCGCAGGTAAAGGAGATCTTCTAGAGTGGCTTACTGCGAATGGGAATACTCTGCCTCTAGAACTCTATGATATTGAGCCAAAGAAGGAGGGTGTTATCCAGCGGGACACGCTACTCAATCCTCCAGACTATAAGGACACCTGGATCCTAACAAATCCACCTTATCTGGCAAGAAATAAGTGTGATACCAAGACTATGTTTGATAAATACGATACCAATGATCTATACAAGTGTTTCATCCACTCTCTGACTAAGCACGAGCCTTGCGCAGGTGGTATCTTTATTATTCCTGCTGGGTTCTTCCTATCACCCAGAGATTTGGATGTGCGCTGTCGCAATGAGTTCCTTTCGAAATACAAGCTACTCAAGGTAAAATACTTTGAGGAGACTGTGTTTCCAGATACAACTACCACAGTAGTTGCCTTTGCCTTTGAGAAGTCTCCTAGATTACTGGTAGAACAAGAGGTTGAATGGGTTTCTCTACCTTCTAAGGAAACCAAGACATTCAAGATGTCTAAGGCAAACGATTGGATTATTGGAGGGGATATCTATAAGCTAGGAGTTCCTGTAAATGTAAAGGTTCGCCGTCATGTTCAAGGTCAAACCTTGAAGACAGGTGAACAGATAACTTCCATGACCCTTAATGCTCTAGATAGTGGAACAAAGGATGGGCGGATTTCCCTCGATTACAAGGAGGGCTATATATACCCTGCAAAGGATTGTAGTCGAACCTATGCGACCCTATGTGTTCTAGGGAAGAACCTTTCAGCCGACGACCAGAAGAAGATTTGTAAGGAGTTCAATGAGTTGGTGGAAAAAAAGAGGGCAGAGACTTGGAGCCTCTTCCTTCCTCAGTTCAGAGAATCAAAAGAATATGCGCGTAAGCGTATTCCATTTGAGCTAGCGTATACAATTGTTCTTCATTTAATTAGCACACGATTGCCTTGAGCCAGTCGAAGTAGCCCTTGAGGTCGCCAACATAGACATACTTCTTGACATCTGCGTATACAGGGCGGTTTAGCAAGTATGCAAAGTGGTTCATACAGTCTGCCGCCTCATCACCATCGAAGATATTGGCAAAGTAAGTTGTATTCTTTTTTGTCTGGTTAAGATACTTCAACTGAGCCCTGACAAATGGATAGCATTCATCTCGTAGAGTGCGTGTCTGAGATCCACCTGTTCCAACCACTGATTTCAGATTAATATATACGAGGTTATAATTGAACTTCTGAACGCCATCAAAATTCTCAGTCCAGTCAAAGCCATCATCATGTGTCATAGGGCGAGAGTTCTCACGCATCTCAAGTGTCTCATGGTTAATACGCATATTAGACTTTTCACATGGAACACCCGTCCCCTCTTCAATCATCTTACGCTGCTGTTTCTCAGGCTTCGTTGAGCCACCGCCTCCTGCCACCTGACCAAATGCCTCCTGGCGGTTCTCCTTTGTAATATGACGACCTGCGATAACTGCAGTGGGGCAAGTAATTGTAAACATTGCCATCTTGTATGTATACCTTTGATACATCATTTATATAAGTCAATTTTAATCAATGAACACCTTATTACAGATGCCGTTGCCAAAGCGCACCCATTGAAAGGCATAGACGAACACGTGTACTTCCCATTCTGTATCTGAAGACCCACCTGGGGGCTTTACATTCAGAGTTAAGCGCAAGGTGTTCAATCGACTGGCATTTATAGAACCAGTAGGATCATGTTCACCAGGGTGTCTGGCGAAAGAATATCCATAGATAAAGGCATCATAGGCTGTCTTACCACCTCTATGGGCTCTTGCGATATGAGAACGAAACCATGCCTCATCTTGTGATATAAGGTCTTGACCATTCGCCTGTATCTTCGCAGATACTAAAAGGGGCTCTAGAGGTGCGAAAGTAGGATGATAGTCTTTCTCCAGAGTGGCACTGTAGTTAGTCCAATCATTGTTCAAGGTAACTGCCGCCTTACGTCTTAGAATCCAGACAATCTCCTCTACAGGCTGATTGGCTTCTAGAGGTAGCTGGACTGTTATTAAATCATTACCCGTCTTGTTTACAACGTATTTCAAGGGCTCTGTGAAGTCGAATTGCTGGATTTCTCTAAAGGGGCGCTCGAATTGGTCTCTGAGAAGCATCTCACGATAAGGGCCATCCACAAAGACACCCTGTGTCAAGAGTTGGATGTTTTTTAACATGGGCGGATCTTCAGACGAATGGATAGACTTTACCTTATTGATTGTAAGACGATTATCAATCATCTTGAATTCCTTTTTCAAGGGACTATCAAGGCAGTCTGCACGGTTTCCAGACAAGATACGAACGATTTGGTCAAAGCGTTTTAAGGTTATTCGAATTCTCATGGTTCCATTACGACATGCTATCAAGGGGAATGTAGCCGTTATCTTCTCTCTTAGCATAGAGAACATTAGAGGAACTGATACCCACCCATCTTCCGTGGAAAATGCCCTCTTACCATCGAGTGCCTTCAGATCATCGATTGACTTCAGACCAAGGGTGTCTGCTAGACCATAATATGTATTCAAGTCTGGAAATAAAATAGATGAAACGTGAATGGAATCACCTGTAACTCTTTCTAAGACCTGGTCATCGACTTCCAAGGTAGCCTCTTCTAAGACTGCCGTGCCAAGGGAATTACAGTAGGTCCAGAGTTCCTCTGGCTTCATAGGACTGAGATTATTACGTCTAAGGTTCTCTCTTATAGCCCCTGTAAACCAATCACCAAGTTGTAATTGAATATAGAGGCCACTAATCAAATCGCCACTGGTTGTATCTCCTAATTCAAAGGTAAATGTCTGACCAAAGGTCGCTGGTCCCCTAAATGTAAACTCACGCATTACAGAAGACATTGGCACTGTCCGTAGTGTTTCATCTCTGGTAAATCTTGTTACAGTCGCATCTAATGGAAAAATAATGTTATCCTGAATATCTCTTGATACTAGGTCTATAAGAGTTGTCGCAGGGCCTCTTGGCTGTTTTGTTCCATATCCATTTTTTTGATTAATATCCATCTATCTACTTTGCCCCTGTACTTCCAAAGCCGCCCTCACCCCGCACCGTCTCAGGAAGGCTATCAACGTAGACAACCTCCTTAATGTAGCCAAGCGCAGGAGCGATAATCTGGAACAGACGCGTCCCCTTCTCAATGCTACAAAGCTTAGAGCCCACTGAAACTACAGGGGCCATCAGCTGACCACGGTAAGAGCGGTCAATAATGCCACGGCTATTTGCCATGATGAAGCCAGTCTTGTAAATAGAGGAACGGGGCTCCAGGGTAAAGTGGCAGTCCTCGACGAGCTCGATACCGTCCTGTAGAGGGGTAAACTGAACCATGCGAGCCTTTACACCCAGAGGGACAAGGGTTGCGACTGTAACAGGAGACTGATCCACAACAACCTTCAGATCATAACCCGCGTTATCCTGAGAAAGCTTCTCAACCGTGCCGACCTCTGGGTAAAAGGGGAGACCATCGTTCGTTACGAGAAGCTCAAGGCGGTAATAAGATGACATTGTGCTAAATTACAGGCGGCACCACTGGTCAATTTTACGTGGTAAAATTGACATTGGTCGAGTTAGTAGCCTAGTATCACAATGCCCACTTTCATAGATATTGCCTCTGCACTCACGCTTCCCGCTTGCTGTATGAGGAAGAACCCTAGTCCCAAGGATCAAGTCAAAGATGATCTAAAAATGCTTGGGATTTGCTTTGGTCTGTATATTACGTCATATTTGCTAGGCTACCACTCTCTTTGTATTCTGTCAATGGCAACAATGAATATGATAACGTTTCAAGCCGGTGTATCGTTTCATGAGGCATATTCAAAGACTATTCACCTGAATGAGTTTGAGGAACTAGATAGTTCCATGGATGAGGATGATATTGACTATCGTTCTCTAAAGCAAAGGGAGCATGGTGCGCCCTTGTCAAACCCCATGACAGAGGAACAGGAGGAGAAGCTCAATGAGCAGCTTCAG